TTATTTAACAGATCGCATTCTATCGAATATGCCATAGTTGGATATTGGACTGCATTCTGTAAATATCATTTTCCCACAGAATTTATCTGTGCTTCTCTTACATATGGTTCTGATGGCAAAAAAGAAGAAATAATCAAAGAAACATATCGTCTCAGTTTAACCTTGGTTCTCCCGAAAATCGGAGTCTCAGATTCAATAAGATGGATTGCAAAAGGCAAATCCCTCTATGTCCCGTTTATTGAGATCAAAGGAGTCGGAGAAAAGATGGCTAATCAACTTACTTCGATTTTATCTAAGTCGATAACTAAAAAAGCCAGCAATTCAGGTTTTTTTTATAAACAATCTGAGATTGTATTAACAGAAAAAACAAATAAATTGACTAAAATTTTAGAAGATATAAATAATTGTATTGCTATTGGGGATATAAAGAAATTGCAGTCTTATTTTTCATTTAATATAAAAATACCATCTGCCAATATTCCTGAAAATAGTCCAAAATTAAATTTACAGATAATTCAAAAAGTTGATTTAATTGGTTTAGACAAATGTTATAGTTGTCAACTCGGCAGAGAATGTGAATACGGACCGGTATCGCCATCTATCGGGAAGTATAATATAATGATTATTGGAGAAGCACCTGGAAAGGATGAAGATAAACAAGGATTAGGATTTGTAGGATCTGCAGGACAATTGCTTTGGAAAGAAATGCTTAAATACGATTTGAAAAGAGAAACATTTTACGTCACTAATATTTGTAAATGTTTTCCTAAGATAACGAAAACACCAAAGCAGGATTCAATGGATAAATGTTTTCAATGGCTACATCAAGAAATAATCCAAGTCAAACCTACATTGGTCTTGGCCTTTGGGAACACATCTTTGAAAGGATTAAAAAGCAAATATGTTAAGATAACCGAAGCCAATGGTAAAATTGAACAAAATGAGTTTATTTCATCCAGAATATATTGGTGTATTCATCCATCAGCAGTATTACACAATCCTAATAATTATGATTTGTTCTCTGAAGGGATTCTGAATTTTTCAAAAGTAATTAATAAATTAGGAGTTTAAAATAATGACAAGAGATAAAAGATTACCATTGCATACAAAATACAGACCACAAAATTTTGATGAATTTATTGGGAATGTAGCAACAGTCGAATCATTAAGAACCATATTGGCCAGAACATCTGGAGAAGTTCGTGCTTTTCTTTTTACCGGTCCGTCAGGAACGGGCAAAACAACATTGGCCAGAATTATTGGGAATGAATTACATTGTGGAGAAAGAGATTTATATGAATATAATGTTGCATCTATTAGAGGGATTGATACCATACGAGAAATTTCAAGCAATTGTCGATATACTCCATTGACAGGCAATGTAAAAGTTTTCATATTGGATGAAGCTGCTAAAATTACAAATGATGGCCAAAATGCTTTATTGAAATTGTTAGAAGATCCCCCTAAATATGTCAGATTTATTTTATGCACAACTGATCCGGAAAAATTGATTAAAACAATTAAAACAAGATGTACTATTTTTCAACTTGTTTCATTAAAAAGACCAGATATCATTAAATTATTAAAATGGGTTTGCAAAGAGGAAAATGTTGGATTGGGTCAAGATTTGCTTCTTAAAATAGCAAATTCTTGTGAAGGAAGCCCGAGACAGGCTTTGGTTTTTTTAGATCAAGTAATCGACATCGAAGATGAAGAATTGGCAATCCAATCTATCATCGATGCTTCTGCCACAGAAACCAATACAATTGAATTATGCCGAGCTCTTTTGAACAAAAATAATTGGTCTATTATTGCAACAATACTTGTTAACTTAGATGAAGAACCAGAAAAAATTCGCTACGCCATAATGACATATATGATGAAAGTGTTACTTGGAAATAATCAAACCGATAGAGCGGCACAAATTATAGATTTATTTAAAGATAGTGTAATGTATTCAGGGAAACCTGGTTTGGTAGTTTCTTGTTATTTAGCAACCAAAATCTGAAATATCTAAACTTGGAGGATTAAATGGACAATAGACCATCATGGGATGATTATTTCCTGTCTTTCTTACCTATTATTTCTCAGAGAGCAACTTGCGATAGAGGTAAGAGTTCTTGTCTGATAGTTATGGATAAGAGAATTATTTCTACTGGATATGTTGGATCAATTACTGGACAATCGCATTGCTCAGAGGTTGGACATTTGATGGTAAAGAAACTTAACAATGATAATTCAGTATCTGAACATTGTATCAGAACAGTTCATGCAGAGCAGAATGCTATAGCTCAAGCAGTTAAAAATGGAGTGTCTGTAGAAAGATCTACTATTTATGTAACGATGGAACCATGTGATGCTTGTGCAAGATTATTGATACAGTGCGGAATTGCAAGAGTGGTGTGTCAGAAATATTACCATAATGGTCAATTAACGCGAGAATTGTTTAGAGAAGCGAATGTTGAACTTTTTGTTATAAATAATGTAGAACTGAAATATTAATTTCCCTAAAATAGGTTATAATAAAAATATAATAAGGGAGCCAATGAGTTATTCAGAAGATTTAGTAATTGATAAGTATCGACTTGATGAAGAGTTGATGTCCTTATCAAGAAAATTTATAGAGCATGCTGAAAATGAAGTTGAGGCTGAGTTTGCTGTTAATAGGACAAAATCAAAACTTGAACTCACCAAGGCAAAGATTGACAATAGAATAAGATCTCAGGCAGATTCAACAGGCAGGAAGATCACAGAGAATCTTATTACAAATACGATAATTCAAGATGCCGAATATCAGCAAGTCTTGGACGAATATCATCTGGCATTAAAGACTCAAGGAAATCTTGATGTCGGAAGAAAAGCTTTTGAATACCATAAAAAAGCTCTTGATAGATTAGTTGATCTTTATCTCAGCAATTACTGGGCGGAGCCCAGAGGAAAAGCGGAACAGATAATTGCTTCAAGGGAAGAATCTTCTCATATAGAGGCGTTGAACAAGAATCCAAGATTAATCAGAAGAAAACATAAGGGGGAAGAAGGAAATGGTATTTGATAGAGAAAAAGCTCGACAGCAGTTGTTACAAAGAACAAAGGAATCGTATGACAGAAGAGAAGGAGGAATCCATTATCGTTATTTTAAGTCTGATAGTGCATTACCCCTTTATAATCCAAAGCCAACAAAAGATGACCCACATATTATTGATATACTCCCGTATAGCGCAGGTAATAATTATCCTCTTATCGATGGGCAAAAAGTTATCAAAAAAGGGGATGCCGTTTATAAGATCGACATTGAAGTCCACCAGTATATTGGTCCTTCAAAGGCATGGATAATCTGTCCGGCAAAGAACTATGGGCTGAAGTGCCCCATATGTGAAGATGTCGATGCCCGTTTGGCTGCGGGTGAAGAATGGGATATGGTCAAAGATATCGCTACCAAGAGAAGGTGCGTCTTTAACGTCATAGTTTATGACGGAAAGAATGATGAGAAGGTCCAGGTTTGGGAAGTATCACACAAATATTCCGATAAACCAATTCTTCTTCAGGCAAAATCTCCTCGAACCGGTGGAGTAGAGCCTTTTTCTGATCCAGATGTCGGAAAATCAATTTCATTTGAAATCGCAAATGATGAATATAAGACGATGCAAGGCCATAAACTTCTACCGAGGGACTATACAATTCCCGATACAATACTTGACAAATGTTACGTTCTAGACGATGAAGTCGTAATCATGGATTATGACCAAATTATCAATATTTATCGACCTTCTGAACCCCTAAAGGAACAAGAAGAACCTAAAACTGAATCAAGAAGACCTCGTGAACCAATATCAGAAAGAGAATCGACAAAAAGCAGATGTCCTCATGAGTATGTCTTTGGTGAAGATATTGATAAAAAGACGGAATGCGGTAAGTGCAGATCTTATGATCCTTGCGCAGAAGAAGCCGATAAATTATTAGAACGCATCAAGAATGAACGAAAGAAACGGCAAGCAGAAGCCACAGTTGGTAATTCAGAACAACCTACCGGAACTGTTGCAAGCCAGAGAAAATTACGAAGACCAACCGTAACCACAGAAGGAGAATAAAATAATACAGATTTAGAAACAATTCTTAAAAAGGGAAAATAAAATGATCAGATTTGAAAGTGTAACGGAAGATGTCATAAGGTTGGCGAACGAAGTACAAATGAAATATTTTCCAGAACTGGTTGATGTCAAGATCAAGTATTTGTTTGATCTAAAGCAGCGATCTTCTGGGGGAAGAACGGTACTGGGAAGATGCCAGAAAACGGATGATCTTGTGAAACTCTTTACTGTTGAGGAAGCTGGTGATGAAGAAGGATATCAGTATATAATCAGTTTAGATAAAGTGGCATATGTAAATATTGAAGATGTTGATCGCATAAGATTGCTTCGCCATGAGCAGAGGCACATTCTTTATCTCGGCAATGAGGCAAAACAGCCTTGCAAGATATATCCTCATAACATAAATGATTTTGTGGAAGAAGTGACTTTAAATTCAGATGATCCAAGTTGGAGCATGAGAATTGGAAAACTCATAGAATTTATTTATGAACAGATGGCTGATCAGGAGAAGGATGAAAAGAATTCCATAGAGGTATAAAATGAAACTCGATATAAAAGCTGGATATCAACAAATACAAGGTGATTCTACAATGATAATTCAAAATACTCCCTATTTGAATCTCAATTTAGATATCTCAATAGAAGAACTGGAACATTTCAGGAGATATGACAAAGAAACCTATTTGAGAATTGGTCATGTTATTCAAATGGCAGGATCGGAAGCCGCTAAAGGTGTTCAGGTATATTAATGGTAAAATTAGCAAGAAGAAATAATAGGGAAAAATCTTTAGAGGAAAAGGCAGCAGAAATTGAAGCGCAAATCAATAAACCATTGCCTGATAGAGATAAGCCGATAGATATGACAAAGGCTATCTCCACAGGGTCAACATTGTTGGATCTTACTATCTCTGGGAGACGCCGAAGAGAGGGTGGAATCCCCGGAGGTATAATTGTTGAGATATTCGGAAAACCAAGTTCAGGGAAGACAGCCTTACTCTCGGAGATTATCGCCTCAACGCAGGCTCGCGACGGCAGTGTGAAATATCTCGATCCAGAAGGAAGACTCGACCTTGAGTATTCAAGGATATACGGAGTCTCACTTGAAAAGAAAGACTATTACAGGCCAAAATCTGTCAGGGAGTTGTTTGACACCCATATCAAGGGATGGAAACCAAAAAATCCTGATGTAATCAACGCTATTGCTGCTGATTCGTTAGCTGCCTTATGTTCTGATCTTGATCTTGATGGTGGAGACAAACGTGGACAACAAAGAGCCAAACTCTTTTCGGAGGGGTGTAGAACTACGGCAATTGATATCGCAGATAACAACTGGCTCATCGCATGCTCAAACCAGGTAAGGGTCGGAGAGCATGGAGAGACCGTTCCCGGAGGTAATGCTATCCCATTCTATGCCTCTCTCAGGATCAGAGTCGATATGGTCAACAAGATAGAAAGAGAAATCACCTTAAAGAATAAGGATGAAGAAAACAAAGGGGATAAGCGAAAGGATGTCACCATCAAGAAGGTAATCGGAATAGAGAGCTCATGTTTCATTAGAAAATCCTCGATCGACAGACCGTTCAGGGAGTGTTCAATATATATTCTTTTTGACTATGGGATCGATACAGTTCGTGGCGACTTACAATACATTAAAGACATGACCGGCAATACGGTTTATGACTGCTGCGACGGCAAGACATATATGTCGCTTGACAAGGCGATCAACTATGTTGAGGAAAACAATCTTCAGGAGAAACTGAAAAATAACGTTATCGAGTTATGGAATATCATTGAGAACAAATTCCAGATCACAAGGCAACCAAAGGTAAGGATATGAATCCGCCAAAAAGAGGGAAGAAATATAAGGACATTGTTAGCCGTGGCTGTGGATGTTATCGTGATTATTTTGGAGAATTCGATTGCCGCCACAAATATGACTGGACTTGCGATGATTGCCCCTGCTGTGTTGAATACCGTAAAAGCAATAAGGACAATGAAGAAATCAATTGTATAAATCTTGAAGGTTGGTGATTTATTATGAGCGATAAAAAAATTTTCATAGATGTTGAAACGACGGGACTTGACACAAGTAGATGTGGGATGTTCCAGGTTGCGGGCATCGTCGATATCAATGGTGAGACTAAAGAGGAATTTGATTTCCAATGTGGGTTATTTCAAGATGATCTTGTTGAAGAAAAATCATTTGAGAAAACTGGATTGAGCATAAAAGAAATATCACAATTCCCTAATCCAACTGGTATCTTCAAGACGTTCATTAACACTTTAAGTAAATATATTGATAGATATGACAAAAATGACAAGTTTATTGCTTTGGCATACTTTGCCGATTTCGACAACCAGGTTTTGAGGAGCTGGTTCAAGAAGAATAAGGATGACTTCTTTGGATCCTGGTTCCATCATCCGTTCCTGGACATAGCACAACTTGTGGCCTTTGTATATCAGCAAGATAGAAATTTATTTCCAAATTTCAAGTTACAGACCGTTGCCTATATGATGGGGATAACTGAAAGTGACAATCCAAAAGAATTCCATGATGCATTATATGATGTGCGAATAACCAGAGAAATTTATTATAAGGTCAATTCGATGCTGATCGGAGAGAACTGATGTATTGGTTCACTGCCGATGAGCATTACGGGCATCCCAGGATTCGTGAGTATTGCGGTAGACCGTTTTGCTCTGTATCCGAGATGGATGAAGAGATAATTCGAAGGTACAATGAGGTTGTCGGCGATGATGACACAGTCATTCATGCTGGAGACTTTACTTTGAGACCTTCTCTAAAAGAATCTCAGAAATATATATCTCAATTGAAAGGTAAACATATCTTTCTACGAGGAAGTCATGATAAATGGACTAAGAAATTAAATTGCCATGAGATATTTGAATTGACAATTGATGGTCAATATATCGTCGTCTGTCATTACGCGATGAGAGTCTGGCCAAGATCTCACTACAATAGTTGGCAACTTTTTGGGCACTCGCATGGAAGGCTCGAACCGATAGGTAAACAAATGGACGTGGGAATAGATTGCCATAGATTTTATCCTGTGTCATTCGAACAAGTCAAGACTTACATGTTCTCAAGACCAGACAATCCTAATTTAATAAGGAAACGATGATACAAAATCAACTTAATTATATAGCAGAATCTTTTGTTAAAGAATGGGAAACTCCATTCAGTAGAATTTGTAGACATTTACAATTTCTATCCCCTAAAAGCTTATAAAGAATGGATTGATGATTTCAAACGAATGTATTCTAAGGAGTATTTGAAATATTAATGAACGAAATCATAATAGTTTTGGATTGTAATTACATTTGCTATGTCAACAAATTCGCACTCAGTCAGGGACTCACATATAGAGGCAATCCGACGGAGATAATCTTCGGATTTCTAAGGCATATCAATGAATTATCAAGGCAATTCCAGAGTAATAAATTTATCTTTTGCTGGGATAGCCATAAATCCATCAGGAAAGAAATTTATCCAAAGTATAAGATAAGCAGAAGTTTAAATAAATCAGAAGAAGACATAGTAAACGATAAGATTGCATATGTACAGTTTAATGAATTGAAGAATTATGTCCTTCCAAAGATGGGATTTGAGAATATCTTTTATAAAGATCAATATGAAAGTGATGATATAATTGCCTCTATCGTTAAAAATAATAAAATTAAAGGTAAGAGATATGTAGTTGTGAGTAATGATTCTGACCTTTATCAGTTACTCGATGACTGTAAGATGTACAATATATCCAAAAAGTGCTTAATAACTAAAGAAATCTTCATAAGAGAATATAATATAGAACCGAAACGGTGGCATCTTGTAAAAGCAATAGCTGGATGCTCTACAGATAATGTTGATGGTGTTGTTGGGGTGGGTGAAAAGTCTTCCATTAAGTATCTTAATGGTGAACTCAAGACGGGAAAAAAGGCAAGGGATATAGAAAATGCAAATGATATATTCCATAGAAATCTGAAACTTGTAACGTTGCCTTTTGACGGAGTGGGAATATTTAATATCAAAATGCAAGAATATTTTTTAGAAAAGAACTTCATAGCGATTTGTGAAGAATTTGGTTTTAACAGTTTTTTAAACCAGAGATATCTTCAGAATTGGACAAATCAGTTTAATATGAGGTAGTGAAGTTTTGGAAACCAATAAACTATATGAATGAAATTGTTTAATTTAAAATAGAAAGGAGAAGATTAAGTTGGGGGCAATAATTAATGCAGAAAGAAGAAATTACAGATTGTCTGGATCTCGTTAAGAAATATTTTGCAGCTTCTGGGATAAAGCAAACTAATATTAGAAATACCCTTTATTTCAAGTTGCAAACTCCAATGAATAAGTGGATACAATCTATTCTTTCTCAAAAAAAAGTATTTCTTAGCAAAGAAGAATTACTTTCAATGAACTATGAATGTTTTGAATTTTGCCTTAACAGATTTAAACCGGATGCAAAAATACCATTGCCGAATCATTTCTATGCCTATACGAAGTTTTTTATTGGTACCAATTACGTTCCAAACAATGGTGGGATTGTTTGTATTGATCTTGCCGACAAAGAAATTGGGGAGAGTGTTGATCTTGTATATGAATATATTGATGAACTTAAAGAATTCAGAAAATCTCTTCCCGAAGAATATTATTCCGTATATGATGATGCCATAATGAGTCTTGTCGGTTCACGACAGAATAGATTGAGAAGATTAAATGAAAGTCCCCTTACTTATCAGAAGTATTGTGAGAGCAAGAAGATATTCAAGATAGTGATTGATTACTTGTTGAGGAGATAATAATGGAAAGGTTTTGTAAAAATCAAATAAAATGCGTTGAAGATATAGATGAAACATTGACTTGTATAGCTTATTTAGATTCTGGAAGAATATTTACAGGCTCTTTTACCCTGACAACATTATCATGATACATAGAACAAAAATTATGACTAAACGGGGTCCTTTTATTGGTCGTTGTCAAGATTGGGAAGATATATGAGATGTGATAATGATAATTTCTCTAAAACAAGTTATAATAAAGGAAGGAGAATATATGAACACAATTAGAAAGTCAATTTTTGAGACGAATAGTTCAAGTACGCATAGCATCTCAATAGATGATACCATGATAAATTATTCATCAATAACTCCAGATGAAAATGGCAATATTATTCTCATTGGTGGACAGTTTGATTGGGAAGAAAAAGATTTTTACGATGCATTGACTAAAGCTAATTATTGTGCTATTGATCAGTTGAGAAATGAATCAAATATTAAGATGCTCAAGAAAGTATTGATTGAACAGACAGGGGCAAATGATGTGATCCTTGACTTCAGTGGGGATTATAAACATAAAAATTGGTCGTATATAGACCATCAAAGTTTAGGGACTTCCGATGAAGCTTTTGAATCAGAAGAAACATTAAGAAATTTTATCTTTGGTAGGGAATCAGTACTTCACACGGATAACGATAATCATTAAGAAAGGCTTTTCAATTGAAGCTCCCAATTTCTTACAAGAACGGTAATTATTTTGTTGAGATTCAAGAAGATGGAACAAAGATAAGGACCAGCGTTGATTCTTGTTTTATCCCTCGATATCCAGAAAGCATAGACTTGAAGATAACGAATTGGTGTGACATGAATTGTCCGATGTGCCATGAAGAATCAGATAAATATGGAACACATGCCGATTTAAAAGAAATCGCATCATTGATAAAGAATCTTCCAGAAGGTGTGGAATTTGCCATCGGAGGAGGAGATCCATTATCCCATCCTAATATTATTGAATTGATTTGTTTTCTTGATTCGAGAGGAATCATTCCAAACATTACCATTAATTCTGGTCATTTGTTGAGACATAAATATGTCATTGACAATCTTGTAAAACATGACTGGATCAAAGGGATTGGGATTTCTTATGATTCCACCATTCCATTAGAAACATTCTGGTCAGCAAATACTTATCGAAATGTAGTAATTCATCTTATACTTGGTATTCATACAATAAAAGACTTGGGAATAATATTTAGTAATGTTTCAAATGCCAAGGTATTGTTACTTGGATATAAGAAAATCGGGAGAGGGAAAGAATTTTATACATTAGAGACGGTAAAAAATATTTTGGAATGGTATCATAAAATTCATGAATTCTTTGGTTTTAAAATTATAGCATTCGATAATCTCTCAATAGAACAGCTAAACGTAAAGAGATTCTTTGATGAAGAAAACTGGAGTAGATTTTACCAGGGAAATGATGGGCAGTTTACTTTCTATGTTGATTTGGTAAGGAAAGAATATGCAATTTCATCAACTTCAGAAGTAAGATATCCAATCCGTGAGAACGACACATTTGAAAGTATGTTTCAAGATATTAGAGGCAAAGTATGACGTGTATTGTCGGCTACGTAGATGAAGAAAAGAACATCTGGATGGGAGGGGATTCTGCCGGATGCACTTCATACAATATCTGGGAAAGAAGCGACGAAAAGGTCTTTATAGTTGACAAAATGATCTATGGATTTACCTCATCGTTCAGAATGGGACAGATTCTAAGGTATTCGTTTAAGAGATCAGAGCATCTCAAAGGGAAGTCTGATTATGAATATCTTTGCACCGTCTGGATCGATAAGTTGAGGAAAGTCCTCAAGGATAAGGGATTTACCCATGTCGAGGAGAATGAGGAGACAGGAGGGCAGTTTCTTGTAGGATATAGAGATACCCTGTATGCTATCGACAATGATTTTCAGGTTGGCAAACATGCATTGAATTATAATTCTGTAGGTTGCGGAAGGGACTTTGCCTTGGCATCCATATTTACACTAGAGTTGACAACTAAAAATATCCTTCCTTCAACTAAAATTGAGATTGCGTTGAAATCTGCAGAAAAGTTCTCTACATATGTCAGAAGTCCATTTACCATCATGTGTTTGAGATCATGAAATACGAAGATAAGGCGATCCCATTCGGAGTTCATAAAGGTGAATTAGTTTGTGATATTCCATCGAGTTATCTCTATTGGCTCTTGGAACAGGAATGGTTTTCAAGAAAATTCAAAGAATTATCTCCTATAGTTGAGATGGAACTGAAGTATAGAAAGGACTTTGATATTGAATGATGACATGGATGAGTGGCGTGAACATTTAGATTATTGTTGGCAATGTTATCAGGATCCCTTAATCTATGCCCAGAAAAGAATAGAATATCACGTAAACAGATGATAAAAACCAGAAATAATCAATAGAAGATAAATGATTAAAGAAGTCGAAATTAAAAATTATCATGCTCACAAGCACACGAAAGTCACATTTTGTGATGGAGTAAATGTCATCACCGGGGCAAGTGATAACGGTAAATCTTCCTTTCTCCGGTCAATGATATGGAATATCACGAATCGCCCGATGGGAAATGAAGTAATAAATTGGGATTGTTCTGAAAAGGATGAAGTAAGCTGCCTTATTTCGATGCCTGAAGGATCTGTGTTAAAGAAAAGACGGGAAGGCAAGGTTATATATGAACTCTCTACAAAAGCCATCCAGCGGTCATTTGAAGCGTTTAAAACAGACATCCCGGAGGAAGTCTCAACCTTATTTAACTTCTCGGAATTCAATTATCAGGCACAACATAGTCCATACTTTCTCTTAAGAGAAACGCCAGGAATTGTTGCAACTAAACTCAATGATCTGGTTGGGCTTTCCATTATCGACACAATGTTCAAGAATCTGAACAGCAAGGCAACTGAGAACAAGAGGAATGCTGAAGACGAAGGAAAAAGAGCTGACAAACTTCAGGAAGAGATAAAAGAGCTTTCCTATATTGATAATGTCGAAAAAGACCTAAAAAAGATTGAAACCTTCATTGATAAATATGATGATATAGTAAAAAAGGTTGCTCTGCTTTCCTCACTGATAAGTATTTATAAAGTGGCAACTCAGAAGATCTCAGAATATAGAAAGATAACGATACAAGAAAATGAAGTTAAGAACCTTATTGAGAAGATCAAAATCCATCAAGAGAAAAAAGATAGGTTGATTGCTTTGAGGTTTTTCATAAGATCTCTGAAAGAATGTGAAGATAAGATCTCCGGTAATGAGAAATTTATTTTAGCAGAAAAAGAAACGAAACGGTTGCAAGGAAGCCTTATTATGTATCTCGAAAAAAGAAACAGGCTGCTAAAACTGTCAAGGATTATAAAAACCCTACGAGAACATAAAGAGTCTATAAATGATGAAAAAGAATGGCTGTCGGTAGAGGATGATTTCCTGGAGTTGAAGAATAAAATTGGAGCTTTTGATGAGAAGAGAAACAAATTAAACAAACTGAGAAAAATCATCTCGATAAGTTCAGATATCGAAAAGAAACAAAAAGCGTCTGAAACATTGTTATCAATATTATTATCAAGAAAAAAAGATATCTTGATAAAAACAGGATTGTGCCCCCTTTGCAAAACAAGGTTGGGACCAAAAGAAATAGAGAGAATTTTATAAGGAGTGAAATAAATGACTACACCAAAGAAAAAAGTTGCGGCAACATTAACATCTATTCTTGAGAACCCAATCATGGCAAGTATATTGGATAAAAGTCATGACATCGACGAGACAATCAACGAAGTCGTATCATGGTGGAGATATGATATGGCAAGTAGAAAACCTGGAATCGCTTATACTTCGGGAGGTGATAAGACGACGGATCTCGATTTGTCTTGTTTTTTGTTTGAACTTGCGGAGAGAAATGCAGTAATCAATATTCCCATTTACAAATCGATCCGGGCAAAGAGCATCAAGGAAGGGGAGTTTGTTCTTTCTTCTCAGAATCGACATGGAAATGTCCTTGGCCTATCTGCAAATAAGGATGTGTTTTCATTCTCATTACGAATCAAGGACATGAATGCCGTATCTACAGATAATGTCGGGGCGTTCAGGAATTTCTCAATTACTGATTTTGATGGGGACTGGTACCCCGGATTCGGAAATCTTGAGTTTATCCCGACAGCAGAAGAAAACGAATTCATCTTCAAGAACAACCTTGCCGATGATGGTAAAATCAATTTCTCTTATTTTGTGCATCCAAATCGTTGGCAGAGTTTCTTTGGTCAATATTACTTTATGACAAAAGTTCTCATTGATAGGATGAAGGAAGAGGCTCAATATTATAATTCTGAAATCAAAACTATGTTAGCTGAAGGAATAAACTATCCAATTAAAAGTGAGACTACAGATCGGCCGTCTACAGAAAAGATTCCTGGAAAAAAAATCAAGGTAAAGAGTTTTGAGGTAGAGATAGATTTACCTGAGAATGACTCACAATTTGAGGAATATAAGCATAATGCCAAAAATCTTGTTATTCTTACTGATAAGAGAAAATATTGGATCTATAATCTTATCCCTAAACTCAACTTTGCTGTAAGGACAGTTGAATACGCTTATTTCAAGCATGGAGATGATAGAATTCCTTCATGGATAAAGAACGTGAAATGGGAAACTGGATACATCACGAAAGGCAAGCGCACAGCCTGGGATCGATTGGTCCTCTTTCAAAACAAGGTAGGTGAAGTCGGGGTTTCAATCAAGAAGAGAGTTTACGAAACAATCCAGGAAGTCGCTCTTGATTACGATAATCGCAAAGGCAAATTGAAGAACTACATTGCAATTGTTTTAGATGAATCTGGTTCAATGGGATTGATTTGGTCTGAAACGATAAATACATTCAATGAACAGATTCAGGTTATCAAGAAAAACTCAGAAGATATGGAAACAATGGTTTCACTACAGACATTCAATACCACTGTTCCAAAACCAAGATTATGGAATGTCTCAGACTCAAAATTACAACCAATTAGTATAAAAGATTACAAACCAGATGGAATGACTGCCCTTCATGATGCTATCGGGCGAACGATTACAGAGTTAAAGAAAACACCAGATGCAGATGATCCAACTGTTTCATTTTTGTTAATTATTATTTCAGATGGAGAAGAGAATCATTCAAAATATCCTCCTCTTGGATGGAAAAATAATATTGCCCCATTGATCAAGGAAATCCAGTCAACAGGCAAATGGACAGTTACCTATCTCGGAGCCAACCAGGATCTCGTAAAGGTAAGTGATGAACTTGGGATTGCAAAAGGAAACTTGATGAAATTTGATGCTTCTTCAAAAGGGATGAAAGAGGCTGGTTTTACAGTTTCCATGGGGTTGAATAATTTTTATGACGTCCGTAGAAAAGGAAATTCAAGAATGGATAATTTCTACGGCAAAAAGCCCTAAAGTAAGTTATAATTAAAATATATGAGAGAGGAATCTCTTAAATAATAGAGGAATAAATTTAAGGTACGGATGAACTTGCGACATTGTGAATATCAATGAAAACTTCATATTTCTCAAAATATAAGGGTACTGACGGGGTTAGCATTTGTGCAAGTAAACCTTATTGGTTTACTGGTAAGGAATATCGGTTACTGTTTCCTAAGTGGTCGTTTTTATTACAATATAAAATAGATGAAAACGAAGATCAATATAGGAAAGAATATTATTCACAAATCCTTAGCCAATTAGATCCACAGAAAGTATATGATGATCTCAAAGATTCTGTACTTTTATGTTATGAGAAATCCGGAAAATTCTGTCATAGAAGATTAGTCGCAGAATGGATTGAAAATGAACTTGGCATAGAGGTATCAGAAGCATGAGATTTTTGATCACGGGCGATTGGCACCTCACAGACAAGAAACCAGAAAACAGGATTGACAATTATGTCGAATCTTGCTTCAGAAAATTACGGTTTATATTTAATATAGCAAGAGAGAATAAGGTCTCGACGATCCTTCAGCCTGGAGACTTTACAGATAGCCCGTTCATGTCTTACACTCTGTTAATAAGATCGATTAACTTTCTTAATGAGTATTCAGACATTGATGTGTTTTCCTGTTTTGGACAACATGATCTTCGCTACAGAACTAAAGAGAATTGCGTCTTGTCTGCTATTGCTGCTGCTTGTAAGAATGTTCATTTGCCAGATCCAAGGGTAAGATTTGAGACATTCAGAGATGATAATATTTTTATATATCAGTCATCTTATAATGAGATTATTCCAGAAGTTATCTCAGAAGAATTTAATATCCTTGTCCTTCATAAGATGATAATTCAAGACAAGCTCTGGGAAGGACAGACAGAATGTACCCCGTCCTTGAATTTCTTGAGGACAAATAAGTTCGATCTAATCGTGTCGGGAGACAACCACCAAGGATTTATCACAGACTCGAAAGTATTAAAGAAACAGTTATGTAACTGTGGATCATTACTGAGATCGAAAACAGACCAGATAGATCACCAGCCATTTATCGTATTGTATGACACAGAGACAATGGAATATAAGAAGATATTGATTCCCATCGAGCCAGTCGAAAAGGTTTTCAACTTGGAAAAAGTAACTAAAGAAAAAGAAAAGAACGAGAATCTCTCTTCATTTGTTACTGGTCTTTCTGAATCAAAGGAAATCGGATTGAAGTTTGAAGATAATCTCAATTCATATTTAGATGAAAACAATATCGGATTGAAGATAAGAGAAATAATTGGTTGGTCAAAAATAGGAGATAAGGATGAAAGATAGGGTTAAATTTTATTTGGAAAAAACGCAATGGAGAGATGAAATAAATATTCATATTATCACAACCAGTGAACAAGGAAGAGCAATAGCCCAACCAATAATGTTTATGCATCGAGAATCTGGAGAATCTTCTCTTCCTGCTTTATCAATAGATTACACAGAAGCACAACAACTTATGGATTCATTGTGGGATTGCGGTTTGAGACCATTGGAAGGTTCTGGAAGTGCCGGCAGTTTGGCTGCAACCCAAAGGCACCTTGAAGATATGAGAAAATTGGTCTTTGAATCAACTAAAAAGAAAGGAGAGGAAAAATGAAGAAGACAATAGATGGATTATATTTATCAGATTTACCATATTGGGTGTTAGACTGTTTTTCTAGAGCAGAATTACGAAAATTTGCTCATGAACTTGATATAGAGATTGGGCAGAATAAAGTTGACACCATCAAGAATTTGAAAAACTACCCTATTTGTATTAAATTAAAATTGGCAATTAATTAATAACATACAAATGAAGAAAGGAGAATAAAATGGAAACGACCGTAAAAGTTCCGCTGTTCGATTTATCCCACAATATGTTGAACTATTTTACACGAGAAGATTTACGAAATCTGACTCGAAGATGGTTTGATATTAATGTCGGTCGGAACAAAGATGACACAATTTATAATCTATTGGATAGTGAACATTATGTTAAGATAAATATCCAAATTATACCCTACAATGACATACCGTTGCTATAAAGGGTTATTAGAATGGAAGAAATCATTAAATCACTGACAGATCTTGAGCAGCAAATAGAAGAAGCAAAGAGGAATGTAGCTGTCCAAGAAGGACGCAGATCAGAGACATTGAATCAACTCAAGAATGAATTTTCATTAAATTCAATTGAGGATGCAATATCTGAAGAAACCAAGGAGAATGTAGATATTGAGAAATTAGAAAAGGAAATTCGGCAGGGATTTTCTTCTTTAAAGGAAAAATACAATTGGTAAAGTAAATGAAAATAGAGGATGGGTTAAAAATTTTACAAGATCATTTATGTTTTGTATCGTCCAATAATAAGAAGATGTTACACATTACAGATCTTGTTCCAAATGGGCATATCTATGATTATTTCTATTGTGGTAGAAGAAATAACTATAAAAGAAAGTATGCCGGAAATGAATTGCCAATATGCAAAACTTGTTGAAAATTAGAAAGGTGCAACTGAATTAATGAGGCAAGAACTCAATGCATTTACAGAAAAGCTCCATAGACTTCAAGGGCAGAGAGATCTCTTGGATAAGCAACTCATTAAGGCAAATAAAAATAAGGTCTATTTTCAACAAGCTTATGAAGATACTCTAAAAGCTCGCGCCATTGTCCAGAATGTGGCATCTAAGACACAAAAACAAATTGAGTATCATATCTCTAATCTCGTGACTATGGCATTGGCTTCTGTCTTTCCGGATCCCTGGGAATTCAAGCTCAGGTTTGTTCAGAGAAGAAATAAGACGGAGGCAGATCTGATATTCATCAAACGTGGGAATGAAGTCGATGACATCCTTGAGAATGGAGGAGGTGGTGTTGCAGACATTGCTTCTATGGCGCTCAGGTTTGCCTTATGGAGCATTAAAAAGTCGAGGGCAACCATGATTCTGGATGAATCTACAAAATTCTTGCATAATGTTATTTATCAGGAGAAAGCAAGTGATCTTTTGAAAGAAGTTTCATCAAGACTTGGAATTCAAATAATAATGGTAAGTGATCAAAAGGCTATTTTGAAAGCGGCGGATAAAGTTGTTGAGGTAATAAATGTTGATGGGATAGCATCAATACAGGAGGATAAATGAACCAAACAAGAGAATGGCTTCAGAACTTATATGACGAGAACAGGGTACCTGAATTCGCATTTAGTGGGAAGTGCCATGATTGCAAACAACCAGTGACAGTCATAACAATAATGGATCTTGACACGGGCGAATTGTCCGTGACGGGCGGGGCACTGTGGAAGATAGAAGAAATGGAAAAGCCATTCTTCAAGTGTGATTCTTGCTTTGAGGAGGATCCAGTTTTGAGAAACTTCCAGCCATGTGAGGTGTGGAGCAGGATAGTGGGATACCTACGTCCTGTCAAGCAGTGGAACAAAGGGAAGCAGGAAGAGTTCAAAGACAGGACAGAGTTTATCATCAAGAAAACAGAAAAAGAATGAGACAGGTATTCATCGTAAACGGGACAGGGCAGTCCGGTAAGGACACATTTGTCGATTTCTGTATTGAGAGGTTGATGATGAATGACATCTGGGCGATCAAGTTTTCTTCCGTTGATAAAGTCAAGGGAGCTGCCGCCCTGCTCGGCTGGGATGAGGTCAAAGATGAGAAAGGCAGGAAGTTCTTGTCAGATTTAAAGGATATGAGCACGAAGGCTTATGAAGGTCCGATGAGATATATGCTGGGAGAGATAAATTCTTCTTTTTCCGACGTAATATTCATCTTTATCCGTGAACCAGAGGAGATACAGAAGATCGCGGATATCGTCCAGGCAAAGACTGTTCTTGTAAGTAGGCATGATCCAAGGTTCTGTAACCATGCGGATCAGAATGTCGAAAAATGCAGCTATGACTTTTATATCGATAACACGGGATCTCTTGAGGGTCTAGACCTACAGGCGAATCTGTTCACAAACATGATCAAGGAGAAAAGTGGGAAGTAAAGGAAAAGGGGGATCCTTCGAGAGGGAGGTGTCCTGTAGAATTTCACTTTGGTGGACATGCGGGGAGAGGGATGACGTGTTCTATCGTTCTAACTCATCCGGAGGAAGATTCACAATGAGAAACAAGAGCGGAAAAGATACTGCCCTCCAAGGGGGAGATATAACATGCTCGGATCCGATCGGGGAACAATTAATCAGGAATTGGAATATTGAGGTGAAGACCGGGTATGGGAAAAAGGCTGCAGATGGGGTGTTCAGATGGGACGTTCTCGACCTTATTGACTCTAAACAGAAGAAGCCAGTTCTTCAGTCAATGTGGGGACAATGTATAAGAGATGCCGGGATATCGAACAGGGAACCCATATTGATCTTCAGACGAAATCTTCGTTCTCCATGTATAATGATAAGAACTGTCTATGAATTGCAATTGCAAGAATGGTTCGCTTCTATAGATCACTCAACAATAAATATTGATAGTTTTGACAGATGTACAATAATGTCATTGTTAGATTTCTTTTCATGGATTCCAGACATTCGTATCTCACTAAAATTATAAAGGAGGAAAAATGAAGTTCGGGGAAATCTTAGACGACCTTGTAGAGAATGGCGGCAAGGCAAGATGCAAAGAATGGGCTGATGACAGGATCTATATTATTTTTGTTGATGAAAGGTTGATGATTTTATCGATGGAGGACAATCTCTTGCATCCATTGATTATCACGATAGGGGATGTTTGTGCCATTGACTGGGAGAAATTTAAACTAAAGGTTATTCCATTTAATAAGAAGGGATAGATCATGGATAAGAAGAAAGGAAAGATATTTTGTGAATTGAACAATAGATATGAGGAGGTAATTCTCAAAGCCGAAGTCAAAGGCGAAATCCAATTTATCCCTTTGCTCAAATATTCAGGGAAGGGAAAATAAATGAAGATAGTTAAATTTCCACTATTGATTTTTGCTATTGAACATCGCAAATGTATTCAAGCAGCAAAATACACAAATAATTCCCGTTGAAATATCCAAGATAAGTTCAACAACGGCAATGTTGGGATCTATAGATGTCGTCCCGCTTAAAGATGACTCTAAAACACCGTTATTTCGCCATTAGGGCGACGCAGGGACGTTTTAATCTGAAGTTAATAGGAAGTTATGGATGGAGGAGAAAATGGTTGAGATAATTGATATTCAGGAAAAGATGGAAAAGAAGATCGTATTAGGAAACAACGAAATTTTTGATTTTGCTAATCTGGGTTCCAATAGAAGGAAAAGCTTCGAGAAGCTGCATAGGCTTTCGATGTACGTCAAAGAAGGCGGAAAGATCCTCTATTGGCTCAAAAGGATCAAAGATTCCTTTGATAACATATCAAAATCTATCGAAGCAACAAGAATTGATTTGGTTGAGAAATTCTGTATAAAAGGAGAAGATGGAAAACCAATTACCATTCCGATATTCTTACCAGAACAAAAGGAAAAATATGATTCAGAACTGAAAAAGATAGAAAATCCTTCTATTGATCAAATTAAGGAATTGGAGTCGAAGTATTGTCATCGGCAGCCAAATGGGCAACCTCTTGTTAACTATAAGATCGATGATATTGATGGACTGAACACAGAGTTTGGATCATTATTGTCTGAAAAGAATATCTTACCATTCTTGAAGATTGTTATCAATATCGAGATGCTTGATAGGTTGAATTCTCCTTACAAGAAGCATCTTTCAGATGGCACCATGGTAGAAGTAAGCGAACCATTGTCGATTGAAGACATGAATAACCTTGAAGATATTATTGATTTTACAGAGTAGAAAATCCTACCACTGAGAAGATATTGAAAAGGAGAGAGGAATTACCTAAACAAATTTCTTTCAGTGGTAGAAATTATTAGGCCAAGTATCGTATATTCTTGGAATTATCTTTTATCAATTCCTGAACATTACAAGCCGCCGTACCGTGCTCTGGCTGATTACAATAGAGGCATAGCCGTAGATTTACTGCGTCTGTTTTGCTTGACAGGCAATCTGCTTCAATGTCATATGTTTGCATACCGCTCTCCTTTCAAGCCTCAAGGCGTCAAGATAATTTTCTTTCCATCGGTAAAGTAATCGTTTCTTCCTTAATATTACATGCCGCAGATCCATGTTCTGGCTGTCCGCAATACTGGCATTTTAAAACAGGTATCGCTACAGTTCCAGGATTGCTTACATTTTGGCTGTAAAAATATTGCATAAATATCTCCTTAAAATTGCACGCCAATTCCCACGTGAAGATTATTCCCCACTACACCCACCTTAATCGTTATCCAGCTATACTGCCAATACGACCTGTATTTGCTCGGAATATAGTGTGTAACCACTGCATGTATCGCGCTTGACACCCCTACCACAATCTTGTCGTTTCGTTGTCAATAGTTTGTTCAAAAACCTATCACGGCACGAAGTAAGTTCATCTATGGTACAGGTGTAGTTGCGGACTCAATCACACCCAGGACGATCACATTAATACTACGTGTGGCATTAGTATAGTTTTTAATTGTAACTACCATTGAATTCGCACTTTTATAGATTGCCCATCCAGGATTCAGATCGGAATCTGTTACCTCAAAAAATACAGATGGATCGGCAAGTTCTACAATCGTGGCACTTGAATAAGTTATAAAAAAAACACCTGCTTTTCCAACACCTAAATCATTAAGGATAACTACAGCTCCCTGACTCGCTAATGTTATAGTAAATGTCTGGTTGTCAGTAAGGGAAACGCCATCTATTCCTCCAACATGGATAACTCCCGTATTTGTAGGATTTTGCACTCCCATATGAGCACTAGCAGTTACTCCCAAAACATTTCCTGTGAAAGAGGGGCTTGCTTTTGGCGCTTTGCTACTCATCGCCACTGCTTCGTCAAGGGAAGTATTTTCGGTAGCGGTAATTGTTTTACCTGCTGTTATTGCTAACCCAGGATATCCAGTGCAATTCGTCAGCGTACCTGACGCGGGAGTGCCGAGGGGGCCTTCTTGTATAACTCTATCGAGTCTCGTCAAACTACTCCCGCTTGCTGGGTAGCTTGCATCCAGTCCATTGGTTGAACTGTCGTACCACTTATCTGACTGAATGCCTTCAGGTTCCAGGGCGAGGGTGACGCCGATTTCAACGAGGGAGAAGTTGTCAAAGTCACCGCTTGACGTTGTTGAGTCTGATACTATCCGATAGCCGCCTGTTGTCGAAGCTGTCCATTCAAGTTTCTGGCCTGTTCCGTTTGCAGTGACTTGTCCAATAGTTTGTGTACCATCAAAACTCTTGATAGTCCATGTAGAGACAATAGTTGCAACATCAAAACTCATCCGATATTTCTTGTTTACTGTGGTAGGAGCAGAAGCTACAGGGCATGTGCAGTATTGATTTGCTACCGTTGCTGTAATGGTCAGGTCTGTAGTTTCATTGTAGGCATTTAGATCAACATTTGCCCAAGCTGAAGCCCCCGAAAAATCTCTATCAACTTGGTTAGGCATTAACTCCGTCTGACTCCCCCACTTGTCGGCAAAACTAATGCCGTTGCGGTAGCGATCCAGTTCAGTGGTAATTGTATAATTATCCACCGTGACTTGACTCACACCGCCCTCATAACAAGCCGCCGAAGTGCCGAGGATATAGAGGACTGCTGCATTTGCCAGGCTTGTAGTATTGTTCTGCGCTGCCATAGTTTCAAACAGAACACCATCAACCCAGATGGATACGGTTGTCTGGGTAGTGCCTACGCTGACCTTTGCCTTGACTTTGTGCCGAGTCCCGTTGGTAAAGGTCGGGGCTGTAGCGGTCGTAAAGGTCAAGGCGTTAAGGGTGACTTTGAGATAGCCAGAAGTCACAAGAACATCCAGTTGATAACCTGCCCCACCTGTTAGTTTTTGAAGCAGAACAGTCGCCACTTTCCAATCAGGCAATCTGAATTTACCACCAAAGTCAAAACTGTTGGTAGTCATGTCGATATGAGTGCTGTGAGCAACATTCATGCCTGCAATCGCTGCGGCCTGAATGTATATCTCTTGTTCTATATCTTTGGGATTAGTCTCCGATCGTAATTCATTTGAATATATCATATGATTAAATTTCCTCCATCATCATCTTAAATTTCTTTCCTGTCTTGTTGTTCATCAGAAACAGATCCTGCTCTCCCTCGACGATAGTCCAATCTCCAACATCGTTTTTTAAGTGGAAATCAGCAGTATATATGTTTGCCCATCTGTATGTTGATGAACCGAGATCATATGTAACATCCGCATTCGGGATCAGGCTCCCGGTCGATGTCGAACCAAAACCTACTCCCTGCAATATCCATCTCTTGCTTCCCGGGTTTGTATCTGGGGCGATGACGTCTGGTGAAGATTCCGCAGCTCCTGAGTCAGCATCGAGGATATAGATATATGCAATATTCGAAGATGTCATCACGAAGGCGAAATCTCCATCTACAAGGTTTGCACCATCTTCCTCATCAAGGGCATCTGCTCCTCCTCCTATCAATGATGTTCGTTGATATAATGTCTTAGCCACATTTCCTCCTCAAAACAAATCGATTAAAATAATCATTCAGTCGGTTAATATCCATAATTGTCAAAAATAAACAATAGAAGAATCCCAAAGGTGTCTTCATGAACCCGTGTAGGTTTGCCCTGATCTCTTCCCAAAACAGTGACTTGTAATTGTGCGTTAAGTGAAATATCTCATGATTCAGCACGAAATACTGCACGACCTCAGGAAGATCGTTCCTGATCTCAATCCTATCTTCGTTCTTGTACTTTGTCCCAAAATACGGGTAAAGCTTCCCTTTCGGGATGTAATCTATCTTCATTCTATTTCCTTGAGCATGAAGGAATATCTCTTCTTTGTCTTGTTATTGATCAAGAACAAGTCGTCTTGGCCTTCCTGTATTGTCCAATCCCCTTCATCATTCTTCAGATGGAGGTCTGCCGTATATATATTGGCCCATCTGTATGTTGATGAACCGAGATCGCTTGCGACGTCTGTTGTGGGAAGAAATGTTCCGTTGCCCTTGATTATTATTCGAGCATATCCATGATTGTTGAATGTTACGAGATTATCCCCATCAGCATAGGTGGTAGCTCCTGTACCACTTTTTAAGCTTCCTACAATACAGACAGGACCTCTTCCTGTTGTAGAAATAGTAGTATCTGCTGTTGTTCCATATCCCTGAAGGAAAAGTCCTTTCGTAGCTTCAGTAAATCCGCGAAGTATTGCTCCCCCGCTTACTGCAGTATCCTTTAATATACTAAAATAAGTATCGGTTTCTGTAGAATCAGTAATTCCATGAGCAATATCAGAAGACTTTAGGGAAAATATTTCATTATCATTTGCCTCTTGATTTATTGTAAGCCCGAGGGTGCAATTTGCATTTGTAGTATCACCTATAAAAAAGTTTCCTGCAAAATAATTTTTAGCAGTAGAATCTTCTTGATAAATTGCATAGTTATTTGTCGGTGTAACAGAGCCTTGACTATTAATATAAATTCCATATGCCGTTGTAATTGCACCTTGTGTTCCAAAAGAAGTTTGTATATGTAATCCTGTAATCTCATTTATAGTAATAGAAGGACTATTTGTTGTCGAATTAGATGCTTCAATAAATTGTCCTTTTAAAGAAACACTGCCAGATGTAGAACCAAGAGAATCTCTCAGCAGAGCATTGACATTTAACCCTAAAACCGTTCTTGCTGTTAACGAACCAGCATAATTCAATGCAGAATAAAATAATGGCCCAGAACTTGACCTATCAACGATGCCTAAAGAATAAGAATATATGGTAACAGGGCCATTAGAATAAGTTGCAATTGAAGTATATTCACTATTAAAAGTACCGAACTGACTAACAATATTATCAGTTATACCTACATCCTTAATACCAATATTTGCTAATTCTTCATACGTTCCATCTCCGCGGTCTCCCCAAAATCGCATCTCATTTACAACATCAGAAATATAAATCCCCTTAACAGTTGGAACAACTAAAGGCCTATTTGTACTAGATACAGTATGTGCCAATACTCCATAACAATCAGTTAACGTAGTACCTGTTTTTCCAGTATATGTAAATGCATCTCGATCATTAGCAGAATCAATAAAATAGGCCGTCCCAGAGGCGGCAAAATCTGTAGTATCTCCAACATTAAGCGTTGCATCCCCAGCCCCGCAGGTAACAGAAAGATAGGTTCCCTTTGTCATTAATGAAGAACCATAGATGTAAGAACCAGAAACATATCCGGAAACATTTACATTTTGTGCATATAGAGTCCCAGTAATATCAATATAAAAATTCTTGGCGTGAATTGATGAGTCAGACCCATCAGAATAAATAGTAATATCCCCAGCGTTAGTTGTGTATCCAGAATGATCTTCTGTGCCTGTATAGATCGATGTAGAATTAACTGTCCATCCGCCTATCGTTGCTGAAGTAGCTATTAATACTCCGGCTTCAGTCACCCTGAATGGTGCAGATCCCGGGGTGGCATGACCAGCCCAGAATCTTATATCGTCTCCGCCAGTAACAATAGCAGATAATCCGACAATACCAGCGACATCCTTAATATACCCAGCAGAGATCACCCATCCAGAAGTTCCTCCAATATATCCTGTATTAGCAGTAATAGCACCGGTTATCGTCGCTGATGTAGCCTTGAGTGCACCTGCCGCTGTAACACTAAATTCGGCATCGGCAAAAATAGAATCTCCAGCCCAAAACGCATTTGTCCCATCGCTTGAAATACCGACATAATCTGCATCTGTTCCCGACGAAAGAGTATTGGCGGCAAGGGTAAAACCACCAATTGTGCCTGATATAGAAGTTATTGACCCAGAAATAGTTGCGGATGTGGCAACCACTGCCCCTGCATGGGTAACACTAAACTCAGCAGAAGCAGGAGTATCATTACCAGCCCAAAATGCATAAGTGGCATCCCCAGCAGCAGTTGCAACTCCAATTCCTGTTGAGGTGATCTTGCCAGCGGCAATTACCCAACCAGATGTCCCTCCAATATATCCTGTATTAGCAACAATCACGCCTTTCAGATAGACACTTGTACTATATAAACCCCAGACGTCTGTTGAGTTCAACCCGACATCAGCATCTACAATTCCCTGTAACCATCCCAATCTAACTTTCTGAGTATAGTCAGAATAAGTGTTTGAGTTTCTTGCATAGATATCAATAAAAGGGCTGTTCGCCGATGAGCTGTCCATTAAGATAAACCCGGTCTTTGTTCCGGTTCCTACTCCCAGGCTGACAATGGCAGTTCCCTTTTTCCAGACTGGGTTTGTATTAGCGGCATAGGCAGCAGCCAAATCTCTCGTGACGGTATATGTCGGGGCGCTTGCGGCATTGGTAACAAGCATCCATTCATCATCAACTCCATCTTTAATCCTCAAGACCTCATTAGCGACAAAGGAGGTCTCACCAGTTATCGTCAACGTGGAAGAGTCTAAGGCTGTCATATCAGATGCCAAGACGTCTGCTTTAGAAATCAACACGATTCCGTTCACTGCAGAAATGGTATCTTTCTCAAAAACGGAAGTCCTTAAAATACCTCTAATTGTGGCATTCTGAAATTCTGCAACTCCGGTATTACTGATGTTCCATCCCACTCCGAGAGGTCCAGAAGTGAAAGAAGTCGATCCTATCGATGTTGTTCCAAGGGCGCATCCTCCGATTGTCCCGGAAACGGCCTTTATCACTCCTGCATTTGTCACTGAGAATTCCGCGTCTCCGATTGCAGTCTCGCCGCACCAGATCCCGGCTCCAGGTTTCATCTGGACCCTTGTATCTCCAGTACCGGCATAAAGGCCCTCGGCCGCGTCAAAGGAAAAGCCTGCTATCATCGTCTGAGTATCAGAGAGTTCAAACATTACGGTCATCCCGTTAGTTGCGTATCCTTTCAGTCCATATATGCCTGCAGATAGATAGCCCAACTCAATCCGCTTCTCGGTGTCTTCATATACGATTAATGCTTCATTGCCAGAAGCCAGAACAATGCCATCTGATGGTGAAGACGTAGGAGTACCAGATTGTAGATTATAGATATAACCTGCCACTATATCCCAACCACCAATCGCTCCGGAGGTGGCGGTGATAGAACCCGTTAAAGTGACGGATGTCGCGGTCAAATTGCCGTTCGTATCTATGTAAAAATTCTTAGCATGAATTGAAGAATCGGCTCCATCCGAATAGATCGTGATGTCTCCAGCATTAGCAGTATATCCAGAATGATCTTCTGTGCCAGTATAGATAGAAGTGGCATTTATTGACCATCCACCTATTGTTCCAGAGGTTGCCTTCAATGCTCCTGCCAAAGACACACTGAAAGGAGCATCCGCAAAAGCAGTTGCCCCGCAATGAATGCCTGCAGTCGTATCTAATTGGATTCTTGTGGCAACAGCACCAGCATATAATGCCGTTGAAGATAATGTGAATCCACCTATCGTCCCACCAGTGGCAGTGATATTCCCAGAGGCATCAAGGGAAGAGTTTACTCCCTTCCAGGTTAAAAGGGCTCCATTCCACTGGAAATAATTATTGGCATCTGCATAAAGGGACAGTTTGGCAACCGTATCAACTCCCAGCCATGCTCCCACGTTGTTCCCGTAGGCAATAGGGGGAGTTGCTCCCATCGAGATGTATTGCCCGGCCTGGTCTATAAAGACATTTGTGCTCGCTATTCTCGTTGCAGAGACAGTCCAATCGGCAATGGTGACGATCCCGGCAGTAGTCCACTCTATCGCTCTTGCGGCAGTCAAGCCGAACCAACCAGATCCATCTGTCGCAATATTAACTGTCTGGACCGTTCCATTATATCCGTATAATGCCGTAGAGTTGATCTTTATTCCTGTAGATGCAGATGCAGAAGTCTGGATTATCCCTGTCCCTGCGGCGGTCAACAATCCAGCAGTTATTGCCCAGCCATTGACTGCTCCGCCGATATATCCAGAAGTGGCTGTTACAATTCCTGCCTGAGTGACTGTGAATGTAGGAGATCCGGTTGGGCCGGCGGTGAATGCGGTTGCTCCGGAAGAAACTATTGTTGTGTTCCCGCCGGATACCTTTGTCATGTCAGCACTTCCTGCCGTAAATCCAGACACACTTGTGACTCCGGCAGTAGTCCATGAGATAACATCTGAAGCACCAAGCCAGCCAGAACCATCAGATCCTATCTTGGCTCTCTGTGTTGTGGCATCATAGATTGAAAGTCCTGAAGAATCTAAAACAGACCTTGCTGCAGCTGCTGCAGTTTGGATAGTACCACCAGTAATCGTAGCAGTGGATGTAAAAGATCCGGCAATGGTGATAGCACCAGCATCGGTCCAAGAAATATTACCAGAAGCTAATTTACCAGAACCATCCGCCTTCAAACCTACTTTGGCAGAGGCATATAATGTTGCATGACCAAGCAGAATCTCTGCTCCTTCGGTATATCCAGCAGAATGTAGTCCTATTAAAGTAGAAGTGATCGAGAATGTTCCAATCGAGAACCCACCGATAGAACCAGTGGTCGCAGTAATTGACCCGGTTATTGATAATGCAGAGCCATCCCAGGTGAGCTTGTTCCCTGCTGAGTTGCCGATTGATAATTTATAGGCGGTGGCATACCCCATCCAGAAACCCTCACCGGTGTCGTATGCTGTCTGTCCCCCTCTGATACTTCCCGTGTTCCCAACGTTTATCCCTGCTGCTTCTATGGCAATTCTTGTAGATCCGTCCCCGAAATATCCAGCCGTGGCATTTATTGTTCCTGTAATGGTGGCAGAAGTAGCGACTATTGCTCCCACATTGCTGACTCTGAATGGTGCCGTCGCCTTGTTGGCTATAGATGCTCCTGACCAGATCCCGCCGTCGATATCAACATGGAATGAAGAAGCATCATCTCCGCCAATGTCTATTGTTGCAGCAGAGATCACTCCGGAAATCGTTGCAGAGGTAGCAACTATCGATCCATCTTCATAAACTCTAAATGGAGCAGAACCAGGTGTGGCATGTCCAGCCCATATCCTTAGATCATTTCCTACTGTCACGGCTGCGCTCAGCCCAACCAGTCCAGATGAAGCAGACAACGAGTTTGGATAAGTCCCGTCAGATGAACCATTAAGCACCCATCCAGAAAAAGTATTGATCCCAGAACCATCCAGCTTAAAGATACTGTCCCCATCATGGTCAAGAAACTGGATTCCCCAGTCATCGGTTGCGAGATCTCCGATCTTAAGCCTTGTGATACCTCCTTCGATAAACTTCATCAAAGGCTCGACTGGATCAATATGGATATAATTACCAGTCGTTCCGATTCTCAATGCTCCAGCAAGAGCATTTGGGATATTATTCCCAGATGTAATATCCTTGGCATCTGGACCAGAGATGACAGGTGAGTAGACATTGAGAGATCTATCTGTTGGGCTTTCCATGATCGTTGCTGGAACAATGTCTTCCCAATCATCCAAGGACTGAGAGAATCTCGTACAGGCAACATCAATTAAAAGATCTTTATTGATCGTCATCGAGTCTATGATTACGTCATACTCATATCCAGAACCAGCCATATAATTAGATGGCATTATGGTAATGATATCATCAGGCTCTTGTTGAAGAATCTTGCCTTTCATCTGGAATGTCAGTTCGGCATATGGAAGAAATTTTCTCTGGTAATAAAGTGTCCCTAACTTAATGCTATTCGATAGCGAGGCAGCATTGTTTATGTCCTTTACCGGCAATGTATTCAGGATTTCAAAATCCTTGTGAGTTGTCACTCCTTTGGCAGAAACGAAATAATTCTTTGCGACTTCCTCTGGGCCACCATATGGCCAGTCTGTCGTGATTACGCTTTGAGCAATATATCCGCCGTCCTTCTTCTCTGGAATCAATGCTCTATAGGAAAACGTGTCCCATATGATCATGTCCTGCTCGATCTTGCGCTGGCTTGTCTTTGAGTGTATTTTGAAATAAATTTTGTCACGGACTATGAGTTCGACATGGCAAATCGCGAGCAATCTTGCCAATAAAATTCGTCTGTCTTCGTAATACTTGAGGCATAATCCCCAATACAGTCCCCAGGTAACGTGCGTAGCCTTGATCGTTGCCAATGTTGTCGAATCTATCTTGCTCGCCGGAACTCCCATGTCCTGCAATATCCAGCTTAGGATATCTCCGGGTTGGTTTCTTACCAACCACCCACTGCCACCAGCATATTGTGCCTGAACCATTATAGGAGCAGGGGCAAATGAGTTTGCACTTGCATAGACGACAGGAGTGTCTAAAACGCCATCATTATTAGAATCGCCGGCTATTATGCTAACAGCATAATATGCTGTCGAGTTTTGCACACTTCTAAAGATCTGGAGTATCGCATTATTATTATGCCACTCTGTATTGTTTCCAACAATAAACTCTTTTGGTCTGGTAGCTCTGGTTACATAATACATTTGTTGTTCAGAAGGAGAAGAGTTTGGAACAATAGTTGGACCAAGTAGATAAGCTACATTTGGTCTTGAGATGTATATCGATGCTCCAACAGCTTCTGTCGTCAATGTTTCCGATACAGTCAATTCAGTATCAGTTACAGCAGAGACAAAATATAATCCGTCATTGCTTGCAGATCCATCTACTAAGACAACACTATTTGCAACGACATGTGTTGAAAAACCGCCTCCACTTTTTGTGATCTTACCTGTTACGGAAGAGAAAGAAATATCCATCCCATAGAGATCGAGCCTAATAAACTTTATCAGTACTCCGATTTGGGTTGCCGTTTCATTGACCATAGCTTCGTTTGTTACAATCCCCGTGCCGTCAACTGATGCGACAGTAAATGTCCCTGTGTTGTTGATTGCAGAAAAAATACCACTTATAACAATGGTATCTCCTGCTTGACAAAGATTAGGCCAGTTATATGCAGTAGCATCAGAGGTAGTTATCTTTTTCGTAGAAGCGGTAAATGTTACCGTTGCCCACAACGACAATTCCTGATGGTATGTGGGTGATGGCTTTGTTGAAACCATCGGCAATTCAGCATACACCTTTCCAAAGATAAGTGGAACACAGATGTCCGCACTTCTTCCTTGTTGAGGAGCATCGAATTCATCTACAACGAGTTTTGTCTTTGGATAGTATCCCTCAAGATACTGTGAAAGCCAGTCGCGACATTCAAATGTCAACGTTTGATATTGCCCTGAAACACCGACAATATCAAAATTGAAAGTAAGGATCTCTGCTTCCTTGATTATCCCGGATGCGGTAGTCACATCGACAGATCTTACCCCAGGTTGATTAAATACAGCAGAGAGATCTGCCTTGACAATAAGTCTTACAGTGACACTTGCGCTTGAAAAATCACTAAATCTTAGAGATGTTCCTGAATTCGTAATTGTGAATGAGAACGTAGACGGAGCCTGAATGCCAAATTCCGATCTTCCCCTCTCTATCTGGATCGGGGAGAAGTCCATGACCTTGTAGGTATAAACCTGACCATTCCATGTCTTGGCCTTGGTAGACCAATAATAATCAATATCACCATCTCCATCCTTATCGATCTCAAAAAGCCAGGAGATATCCAGCTTGTTATTGGCATCAAGAATATTGGATTGTAATTTGGTAAGTCCGGTTCTCAATCTGCGATTACTCCCAGTATTCTAAGACGTATTCCTTTGGTCCCCATAAGAGATTGTTTCACTCCTCCTCTCTTGAAATCTGAGTCGAATCTCACCACATATGTATGTCCATCTCCTCTTGTCCACTTGAATGATCTTGCTCTTCCGTATGCCTTTGTCGAGTCGAAGTAAAAATCGAAGATCGTCCCAATATCTGATTCAGACAAGACTGTCCAATCAAATTCGACATAATAGATAGGCGTGCTTGCAATGGTAATTCTTTCTTCGGAGCCATCATCACCAGCATGGATATTCTGATGGAAGTTTCCTTCTTCTATTACCTCCCCTTGAGGAGTTATGTCCAATGTGGTAGTTGCATAATCCGGAGCGATCGTCCAGTTAGTCACCAGATAGTCATACATTTCTTTTGCGCTAATTGTGATTTCCTCCCTATGCTACCGCTCTTCTTATCGCTTTTAGTAAAATCGGATTTTTCTTTGTTTCATCCGCTACGGCATAGCCAATTTCTCTTCTATCCATGAAGAGATGAATCTCAATTGGCTGCGATTCATTACCAGTTCCATATGCTTGTGTTTCTCTCGGATTCAAAACCCGTTCCCCTTTCCTGGCAATGATTGGGACTTCATCTATCTTCAGTCCCATATGCGCTCTTGGAGCATTGGCGAAGGCTAATGCAGATATGGGACGAGAAATTGGAGAATAGTTTCCTACTGTGCCACCACTATGAAAAGGATTGATGGAACTTATAAGATCTTCAATTCCTCCTATGATATCCCCCACAACAGGAATTCCCTTAAAGAAATCACCGATGCTTCCAAAAGCATCTCCTATCCCACCAAAGGCACCAGAAAACAGATCCTTTAGAGCATCAATAAGTGCCTTCACGAATTCCTTTGCCATGTCCGGAATAAGTCTGACAAACTCTCTAATAATCTCTGGAACTGCATTCACAAATGCCTTAACAATCTGCGGAACAGCACGCACGATGGCCCCTATGATGTTGGGGACAGCTTTGATTAATGCTGTAATCAGTCTTGGAACAGCATTAATAAGCGCAGTAATCATATCAGGGATTTTTTCTATGAAATAGGTAATCCCGTCAACAAATCCTTCCACTATATCTGGAATTCCTGTGATCATGTTCACAACCGAGTCTGCCAGATTCTTAAATGCTCCCCTCAACATGTTTCCAAGGTTCCCTATGGTGTTGAAAAGATCTGCAACTTGATTCATTATGTCTGGGAAGACTGTCACGAGTTCTTTTACAAAAGAAATTATTCCCTTAGCGGCATTCATGATATTTAACGTCTGATTTAATGGAGCCCCAATATTCTGCATAATCCCTTGCATCATAACTCCAGAAAAATGCTTAGATGCGTCGCTAACATATCTATACCAATCTATGCCACTGCCCTTAACGGCAGAAACCCAATTATTAGTTACCGTTTCCCAACCCTTATCTTTTGCAATAAACAGGGATACTTCTGTTTCTATTCTTGATTTTGTCGATTTTATATTAAACCATTTTTCTATTTCATCATCAGTAAATCCCATCTTGATCATTTCATCTTTCATGTTTCTAAAAAGAGCAATTTGTTGATCATGGGCTTGCCACGCATAACGAATGATTTGTTGATATGATAATTTTCCGTATGATAATTTTCCGCCTGTAATCATCTCATTATAGATTTCAATTCTCTTTCTTGAGATATTATCATCCATATTCCTTTGCAAAGTGGCTATCTTTTCTGCTTCCCATTGAAATAATAATACGTGATCTTTTACATATTTTTTCTTTTCTTCAGCTTGTTTTTTAATCAATTTGATTTGCATGTTCATTGATTCAATGGAATATTGATTGATCTCTGAATACATAGAAGCGTAAGCATTGACTTGGCCATCCTGAAATTTCTTCCGTAATCCAGCAAGTTCAGTCTTATCCTTCATCGCTTTCAAAGTCTTGTCGTGCTCAAGTTCTTTCAATTTATTAAACTGTTCTGTTTCTTTGTTGTAATATTTCTTGGTTTCGGCAGCTTTCTTCGCTTCAAATTCAGTTTCTTTCATCATCTGGTCATAAGCTATGTCAAAAGAGGCATTTCTTGATCGTCTCTTGAATTGTTCTAACTTATCAATGATTTCTTCTTCGTATGCATAGTTTCTTTCCATTGCAGATTTATTTTGGTCAAATGAGGCATCGCTTAAAGCTAATTCTCTTAAATCCACTTGTTTCTGATAACCAAGGATTCTTTCTTGTGTTGCTAAACTAAATTTTTCAATTTGTTCATTATATATTCTTATCGCCTCAAGTCGAGACAGGTCTCTGGTTTTGCTGGCCTTATCTCTTTCGACTTCCATGAACTTTTCTTTGTCGAAACCATACTGATTTATCCTTATCTTTTCTGCTGCGGACTTTTCGGCTTCCTGAATTTCTCTCTTATATTTCTCCCCCGAGACATCAAGGCTTTCATCCATTACCATCTGGGCAATAGAAATCTCATCTTTCCCTGATTTATATGCTTCTTTAACATCGTTATCGAACCAGAAATTTCTATTTTCGAAATAATCTTTGTTTCTTGCCTTCATGAGATCGATATTAGCTTGGTTTGTTTGAGCGGTAATCTTTTCTGCGCCTTGTTCTATTGAAGCTTTTGTTTCAGCATCTTTTAATGCTTGTTTTTGAACTAGAGCGTCTTTTGCCTCCAGATTCGCAAGTTCTTGTTTCAATGCAATTTG